TATCTCTTTTTTCCCCAATACTTGAAACTAAGTCTACAGTTAAGTTAAGATGTGGTTGAAAATACGGGATTATTTGTTCGACAATTTGTAGCGCATCTTCATTTAACTTAGACATGATAGAAAGTCTGATGTTCACATTATATGGAACAGGCATGAACATCTTTGTTAGTTCATTATTATTACTTTTATCAATCGTTTTAAAAGTCTGCATTGTTGAGGACTTCCTAGAAGCATCATATTGAATTCCTGTCATTTCAAACGACATTCTTGGAAGCGTTATGGCTACTCTTTTTTTCAGATCGGGAACTTGTTCAATTCTTGCTAAGAATTTTTGAACTGGACCATATGCAATAGGCACAGTTAAAATACTAAAATCATCCCCTGCATTATCTTTATGTTTAATTTTAATGTCATTGAAAAGAGTGCCAAAAGACACAATGGTCTTTCTCAATATTTCGTGGTAAAAATAATTTGATATCATTACAAGTTAACTAGGAGTAATAATTATTTAGTATTCACCAAATGGGTTTCGTTGACTGAAATCTAAAATAGTATCAGCTAAATTTTCAATCTGAATATTTTCTGCATAAGCATCTAAAAATTCATTTGATTGTACTGTAGATACTTTATAACTTGCCGCTGCTCCAACAATAGATTCGCCTTTTGCAAAGTTACCATCAACAACAGAAAGTTTGAGAACTCTAGTTGCGGCATCCCAACTTTTAACATAGGCGGTGGTGCCAGTTTTTGTTCCAGTAACAACTTCATTGTAATCATAATCACCAAATGTTGTTGAGGTTGGATTAGTGAAAGATATTGTAGGAGTAAATGTATATCCAGCACCAGCGTTAGAATATCTAACTGCAACTACAACTCCATTTGAGTTAAGAACAGCTTCTGCTTGAGCATTATTAATATTTGAGGAAACACCGACACTAGATGGAATAAAGATTTTTTGAATCGTAACTTGTGGAATAGTAGTATACCCAACACCACCACTTGATAATCCAACAATACCAAGAACTTTTGTATTAATAACTGCTGTGGCAATTCCTCCTTGGCCACCACCTCCAGATATTGTAACAACTGGCGGTTGAGTATATCCAAATCCAGGATTAGTAATTAAGATACGATCAATTGCAAGTTTTTGATTTGGAGTTCTACTTGTCATAATTGCAACTGCAGTGGCAGTTAATCCTCCAGCTGGAGCTGTAGATATTGAAACTACTGGTGCAGAATTATATGCAAATCCATCGTTAATTAAATCAATAAATTGAACTGACTTAGAATTTGGATTTGTGGTTGCGAGACCAACTGTAGCTACAGCGGTTGTTGCTGCAGAACCTACCATTTGAATAGTATAAACATTTCCAAAATCTTTGATAGATTCATTAACTTCAATTCCAGTAGGATCAATTTCCTCTACAGCAATAATTTCATCTTCGTATTCAAATCTCTCACATCTCAATTCATAAACATAAAGATTATTCAGTTGATAAAAAGGTCGTTTGCCCTCAACATATTTAATTTCAAATAAAGATTCATCAAGAGGCAACCAAATTAAATCTCCCTCTTGTGGCCTATATGCAAGTTTTCTTTCATTTTCTGGCCATAATTTTAATAAAGGTGAAATAAAATCATCATATCGTTCTTTTGAAATGATCAAATTTATTTCATCCTTAGATTGAACTCCGAATTTTGTTAATAAATCACCATTACCCGAAAATCCCTCATAATTCATCAGATAGGCCTCTATTCGGAAACTGTCATCAAACTTTGATGCAACTACTTCTTTGATAACAGTTTTCTCACCAACAATTCTTCTTGGCATGTATAGAACATCTTGTCCATACATTTTAAGTTGTTCGTTGATTAGATCTTGAATAAGTCTTTGCTCACTCGGAGATCCTTGTAAAAAATAAGAATTGAGTGGTGTCATATCAACCTATAAGATCTAATGGTGGTAGTTCATATTCATTCTTAAGTTGTTGTTCAAGTTTTTCTATTTCTGAGACTCCATCATCATAAATCTGTCTTCCATTGAGTTGAACTCCACCTGGAAGTTGAACACCATTAAACTTAATCATATTTTGCCCCCACTGTTTTTTGATAAGAGCGGTGAGGTATTTCTTTAGCCACCAATCATTATAAAGTCTTGGAGCATCTCCAGGATTTACGATTCGATAACAATCAATAATTACATAATCATTATCTGAAACTTCCTTCCAATCAATATCCAAATACAATTTATGATTTAATTTATTAAAACGAATTTGTGCGTGTGGATTCAAAAGATAGTCTAAATCCTCTAGGTATCTTTTAACCATCGAATAGTTTAGAAGATCTAATGCGCCATAATAATAAACATCATTTAAAAATAATTGATATTTTATATTAAATAATCCAGCAGATGCAGTATTTGTTGAGTTTATTTTGAGAATATTATTAACACCAATAATAGAATCAGGCAAAGGTAAATAATTTACACCTTCAACATAAGTAAGAGATGTTACTCCCGCGCCTACAACATTTGGTGAAGTTGTTGAAGATCCAACTGGGCCAGACTGCTTTAAAATATTTTTAGTTGCAGGAGTAAGTTTATGCTTTAAAAATACACGATCAATTCCATCGTAATGACGCTCATGAAAATATTGAATCGCATCATCGATCAAATTATCGATTTGGTCGTCATCTACGTTTATTTCTAAAACTGGCTTACCTAGTTGTTTAAGGCAGTAATCTTTCAACTCCGCTCTACTAGATGGTTGCGCCATAAAAAAAATACCCCTAGTTTCCTAGAGGTATTTATAAATTATGGGTTACGTTTTCACTCGCCTTTTAGTGTTTTGATTTCATCGCGGAGTTCATTGATTTGAACTTGTTGTTCTTTGATTGCTTCAATTAAAAGACCTACCATATTAGAATAAGCTACCGATTTAGTTCCAGTATTATCTTCACGAACAAGGAATGGAATGACTTCTTCAACTTCCTGAGCAATTACACCCATATGGTGTTCACCAGAATCGATACGATCAAATTCAACACCACGAAGATTAAGAACTTTGTCAAGAGCATTTTCAATCGTAAAGATATTTTCCTTAAGTTTAATATCGGAGTTTGCAGTAACTTGACCCGCAAGAGTAAGATTACCACTCATATCAAGTTGAAGACGGTTTGCAGAAGCAGACCAACCACCAATTCTCAGAACATTATCGGAATCAAGACCCATGTTAACCGCAAAAGCTCCACCTCTATGGAATGACATGAATGCAGAGTTACCACCAGTACAGAATGCTTGTAGTGGTGGGTTACTAAGAGATCCTGAAGTTCCACCTAAATTAGATTGGAAATAGTTTATACCTGTCCAAGTATGCGAATTACCAAGTGCATTAGAAATGCTGTTGGTATTAGTTGCTGTACCATTTAATGTTGCAGTAATTGTACCAGCACTGAAGTTGCCAGATCCATCACGAGCAACAATCGTAGAACCTGTATTGGCACTTGTAGCATTAGATGTAATGGTTACAGCTCCAACAGATGTATTAACCGAAATACCTGTTCCTGAAGTCGCTAGGCTTGTTACAACAAGAGAAGATGCATTGTTTGTATCTACAAATCTATACCATGTTCCCCAAGTGGTATTTCCAGTGCTTAGTCTTTTCCAGAGATTTCCATTAGCAGTGTAAGCCAACTGAATCATTGGACCACCACTATAATCAGTGCCAGTACCGTATTTTCTCCAAGACATTACTCCATTATATGTTCCACCATCAGAGAGTCCATTTGTAGTATTTTGTTTAAAGTCAAATCTTACTTCCATTCCAAATGTGTCTGGATTTGGATTAGTTGATCTTGTATCAAATGATGTTAGAGAATTAGCACGTCCATTTAAATTCGCACTAATCGTTCCTGCACTGAAGTTTCCAGAACCATCTCTTGCAACAATTGTGGATGCAGTGTTTGCAGAAGTAGCGTTAGATGTTACCGTAAATGTAGCAGCACCAGAGTTATTATATGTGGTGGAACCAGAAAGACCAGTTCCAGCAGTATTCAGAGTTAATGTGTTTGCAAGAGGTCTTTGCCATACACCACTATCATTCCAAAGTTGTAGATCAGCTGCAACGTTCCAAGAACCAGTACCATTATTAGATGCATACCATCTTGCACCAAGTCCAGGTCGGAGTACGAACAACTGGTTATTATTATTTCCACTTGGAGCATCATGCACCCATGCACCATTAACATAATAAACGTTAGCGGTTAAGAAAACTATTCCATCCCAAGAAAGAACACTAAACGAAGATTGTGCTGGTTTCTTAATAATTAACTGAGAATCATTGTTGTCTGTGGTTCCATTGACAACTAATCCACCACCGCCAATTGCAGATCCAGTTCCACCAACAATTGTTGTACCTCTAATTGTTCCAGCATTAAAGTTACCAGAAGCATCACGTCTTACAATAGTATTACCAGTGTTATCTGATGATGATAATAAACCATTATGATATTGTGCGTTTAGGTTAGCTACTTCTGTAGTTGATGTAACTGTGAGTGGTGCTGTTCCTGTTGCAATTGTAGAAATTAATCTTGTACCACTAACGGTTCCTGTAGCAGTAAATACACCCGCACCAGTTAATGTTGCAGCAACAGTTGTTCCACCATACCATCTGAATAGTTCTGAGGTAGTTGGAACTGAATGCCATAAAGTAGAACCTTCAATACCTGCCGCATAATCTGCGGAAGAAGCACTTAAATTAGTATAATAAACAACTTTAGTACCAATACTTCTTGTATTAAATGTAGGAGCAGCAACACCATTTGTACCAAATGTAATCCAGTTATTTGTTGAACCGCTAAAGGTTAACTGTGCAGCAGTTGCTGAACCTGCAGAAGAAAGTTCAATTCTTCCAGCACCGAAGTTACCAGAACCATCACGTCTTACAATTGCGTTTGCCGTATTCGAGGTTGATGAAGCAAATCCATTAAGTAATGCAGCGTTTAAGTTAGCTACTTCTGTAGTTGATGAAACTGTGAATGGTGCTGTTCCTGTTGCAACTGTTGATGTATATCTGGTTGCCGAAAGGGCTCCAGTAATAGTTAAACCACCAGAATTAGTCAAGGTGAATACATTTGTTCCACTAGCATTTCTACCGATAAGCTGAGTGGTAAATTGTAGGTAAAGATTGCTACTATGGAATTGAATCTTGCCCGCTTTCTCACCCGTCCAACTTCCTGTTGTAAAACTTATGTCATGGTTTGCTCCAATCGCAATTGATTGTGTAGTCAATAACCCCTGTAATATTGGAGTTGTAGTCAGAGTGTAAGAACTTCCATTTCCAATTAAGAGAGCGCCATTACTTGGAGCAGCAGTTAAGCTAGTTCCACCTCTAGTAACTGGAATAGTTCCCGTGTGGTTGTTAACATCTAGGTGATATGATGAGTTATTACCACCAAGAGTTACTGCATCAATATCTCCACCTGAAGCAGCATTTTTAATTGAAACTGCGCCGTCCGCGCCAATACTAAATGTAGAGTTCTTGAATTTAGAGACACCTAACGTCGAGAATGCATCTATAGTAGATGCAACTCTATTGAGTCCGAGTCTTACGATTCCATAATATGTTGTAAATCCAACTCCACCTGCAGGGAAGTCTGCAGAAGTATATCCTTGAACATCAAATGGTTGAGTAGATCCAATTCCAATTGCCGTTACAACTTTTCGATAAGATGAATCACCCCTTAAGAATGTTTCGTTGTTTGCAGCTCCAGTTCCAAGTCTAGTTGGAGAAAGAATACCAGATATAATATTTGCTGCGTCCAAACTATTCGTAGAAAGTAGTGAGAAGTTATTCTCATCATTTGAAGATGTATTTACAGTTGCAGTATAAGTTATATTCTGTTTTGTAAATGTCATTATACCAACCGGATTTGTTGCGGCTGATAAATTAATGGTATTCAATAATAATCCATTAATTGAAGTAAGAGACTCTGCTCTAGTTTCATGAAGTGTAAGTGAGTTTTGAGTTACTGATCCAACAAAATAGAAGTTTCCAGTGGTTACTCCCGTTGGAGTATTTCCCGTAATTCGTACTGGATCCCCAGTGGCAAATCCATGATTCTTAAATATAATTTGGTTACTTGACGTTACAATACCAGGTCTCGTTACAGTATGACTTCCTGTTCCACTACTTTCTAAATCTTTTATGGTAGTTAGTGCATATGTAGTATAGAGTGCTATAGACGTAACTCCAACTCTCTTCGCGTAATAAACCTCTCCACTAATTAATGGTGAAACTGCTGTACCACCACTAACTCTATAAATGACAGGATCTCCATCCTGAAGTGTATGGCCCGCACCAATTACAATTCTATCATTAGTAAAGTCAAGACTTCCTCCAACATCAATACTTGTTGGAGTAAATGAGAATGTAGTTCCAATACCGATATTTGTAGAAACTCCAGTAGCGTTTCTGTCAGAAATAAAGTCTGGAAGATTGGAAGATCCCGGGAACTTTTGTTGGTTTGTAAGTTTTAGATAAAGTCTAGTTTCAACAGTATTAACTTGAACCGTAAAGTTAGATCCACCAGTTCTACCTCCAATTGGCGCAGGATCATTAAGAGTCAGAACATCATTTGTTGCAAACTTAAATCCACCGGTATTAATAGCAACATTAGACACTGTACCAGCAGCACTAACTGTAACTGTTGCAGTAAGTCCTGTACCAATACCACTTGATGTATCAAGCCGGATCCCCGTATAAATTCCAGCCACATTGTATCCAGAACCGCCTACAAGGGTCTTAAGAGTAAGAGGAACACCTCTAACTAAACCAGTTGTACCATATCCAACATTGGCAAAGGAAAGCGATGATCCCGCCGGAACTCCAATTTTTGGTGGAGTTGTAACAATGCCAACTGCACCACCAGCTGAAGTGGTACTTACAACTACGTCTCCATTTAGGAAATTATAAGTTGAAGAATTATTTAAAATTATAAATTGTCCGATAAGATCGCTAACTAGGACAAAAGAATCTACCGGTTCAGAAACAACGTCTCCTTGCAGAAGATTTGTCGCTGGAATTAAGTTAACTAATTGAGTTCTTCCACCAACATTATTTGCTCTAAAATAGTTTACTGTCTTAGGAGGAATCAAGTCAGGGTTAATTTGTCCAATAGAGTTTAATTGGACAACAGCATTTGGAATCGCATTTGTTGATACTAGTTTATCAATAAAGTTTCCAAGTCTATTGTTTAAGAAAGATCTTACAGCAAGTTGGGTAGATACTCTCTTGTTTAATGGACCTCCAGTTTCATTATCTCCCATACCAGTATCAATTGAAAATTCTTCAATAGCAGTACCACCAGAAAGAGATAATCTAATGGAATCAAGAGTACCAATAGTTACGGTATTATTGAAGATAATGTTACCAGTTCTGTTGAATGCGGTAATAAAATCGCCAATCTTGAAGTCTCCTAGTTCATTTGTGCCAGAAGAATAAACCCTTCCACCTCTTTCACTAACTTGTTCAGTTTTTATATCGGTTTTACCACCATTTTGAGGTAAAGCATTATAGTCAATACCTGATCCAGAGTATTCCCACGTATGACCTGAAGAGTTAATAATTGAAGGTCTATGGAAGTTAAGTCTATAAGTTTCTGGTAAATTCTGTACACCTTGAATAGTTCCACCAGGTAAGGTCGAATCAACTTTGAACTGAATTGACCAATAAGTACTAATTCCAATAACAGCACTAATTGATGTTGAAATTGGAGTACCACTGTGATCATTAATGGTTAGATTAGATCCACCAGTGGCTGCAAAGTTTCTTCTGACACCTTCAGAAAGTTCTACGGAAACATAAAGATACCTAGTTGAAGACTGGAAAGTAAGTGCATACCCCACCGCAGTTCCACCTGCTACAGTTTGACTTACTGATTTACCAGAAACAAAGTTGACTGTTTGTGTTCCAGGAATTGTTAGACGCTGATATACATTATGTCTATCAATAACTTCTTTTACAAAGAATTCTTGCGTATTTTTTTGGAATGTATGAATACCAGTTGATGCTGAAGTTAGATCAACAATTCTAGTTAGAGAATCATCTTCAGTGAGTTGGAAAGATGATGCATTAATATATTTTACATAATACTGGTTCTGGTTGACTAAGCCACCGATAACTCGGCTAGGATTTACTCCTTCATCTCCAAGATAAACTACGCTATCTGCGTTTAAAAATGGGTGTGAAATAATGTTGAAAGTGTTATCAATAACGTTTACAATACCGCCTTGAGTTGTAGCAGCACCAATAAACTCCGTTACAACTGGAGCTGATTTAAAGTTTGAAGTTGCATCATTTCCAGCAGGATCAAAGAATCTTACAACATATAAATCTTGTTCAGATCTACCCAATCCAACTACTTTTAGAGTTGTTAGCCCACCAGAGGTTCCAGTAGCTGCGATACGTCCTCTATCAAATTTGAATGAATTT